CTAAACCTATTTTTCCTGTTAATTGATGAGGATCTATTTGTAATGTGTCGTCTCTTTCAGAGGAAGATACATTGTCACCTCCTTTGGATGTTCCTATCCCTTGATGACTACGTTGAACATTTTTTAAATCAGGAACATAGCTATCTTCAAGAGAAGTTATTTTATTATCGTTTTGCTTATCGTTTTGATTACTTTTATTTGTTAATGAACTTATAGATGAAATATTCTGATCAGATATATTTCTTCTCTCTAAACTACTATCATCTTTTGATTCAGATTCTTGTTCTGAACTACTTTTAACAATTGTAGACTTTGATTTTTTGATAGGCTCTTCATTTTCATCTTCATTTTCATATTTATCTTCCTTTGTAGAATTTTTTTTACTAATATCTTTAGTATTTTCTTTAAAATCAAATAATTCATCAAGTTCTTCTGGTTCGGATTCTTCTTCTGAACTTTTTCTCTTAGATGAATTACTTTCAACAATAAAATCTTTTGGTTTTAAAACATTGTCTTTCTCTTCCTCTACATCTTCTTTTATAGATGAAGATTCACTAAAGCTTGGAGTGATTTCTTCAGAAAAAATTTCAGAAGGAATTTTATCCAATATACCTTTTAATCCTGGGACAGGATAAGAAATAATTAAAGATTCTAATGGTGTTTGTAATAGTGTGTAACCAAATGACTCCATATTTTCAAAACTAGGCATTTCTCTAATAACACCTTGTTTAGTTGTGATTGTAAATTTCTTATTTCTTAAACTATAAATGATATATCTATAACAACAATATTGACATTTTCCGCAATTATCACATTCACCAATTTTAGTTAAATATAAACTTAAAATACGTTTTTTATCTTCATGTCCTATTTTTTTTAGATTCATTTGATAAGAAGGATATTCTATTTTTGGAAATGTATGTTCAGCAGCAAATTCATTTGGATAAATTCTATAAGGAAAAGTATATGGATTCTCACCTCTAACAAATGAAATATATCCAGTAGCTTTTCTAATTAGCAATTCCTCTCCATTTTTCTTAAAATTTCCATTTTTATCAAAAATATCTGTTACTTCAACACGTCCTCTTTTATCGTTTGTATTCATAATATTTAAAAGCCATATAATCTCTTTATAATTATTATACATTGGAGTAGCAGAGAGAAGAAGAAATCTCATATTTTTAGCAGCTTTTACTAATAATTCCAAATTTATAGCAACCTTTTTATTTTCATTGTCATCAGTTTTACGAATATTATGAACTTCATCAATAACGATCAGTCTATTATCAAACTCATTTTGGAGACGGCGTATAACTCTACTATTTAATTCAACTTTAACATCCTTTAGAATTTCAATCTTAGTTTTTTCTCTTTTCTCTCCATTTTTACGAAATTCTTTTTTTTCGTATTTCTTTTTAATTTCTTCTTCATAATTTATCGTTTTTATAATATAGTTAGCAAACTGAACATAACCTAAAAAAATATAATAAGTATTTATCAAATTTTTAATTTGACTAACAATTTTTTCTTTTGAAATTGGCATGTTCATAGGATTTATTTCTTTTAAAAGTTTATTACCAATACAACCTCTTATACTCCATATTCCGTTAACTTCTTTAAGTTTTCTCTCGTCAAATAATTGTAGTTTAAAATTATTTTGAACATTTTCAGATGCAATTATCATAATTCTTTTAGAAATGCCAGTCTGCTTCATATAATCCCTCATCTCTTCGCAAACACCAATCGCACTACATGTTTTACCTGACCCTAATCCATGATATAATAATAAACTACTATATGGCGTTTGAAATGACATAAAATTCTTTACAAACGCTTGATGTGGTGAAAGTTCAAATTCGGCTTTAGATAAAATATCAGCTTGTTTTTTAATATCTTCATAAATAGTTCCATCATATCTTGTATCATTGAATTCTTTTTTAGTTGCTATTTTAACATTAAATTTATTATCATTTAAATTAGGATATAAATAATCATTATTATCTTCATTTTCTGATAAATATTCACGCTCAATTAGTTCTTTTTTAAGCAAAAATTTATTACAATCAGTAGTATAAAATTTTTCATCATCACAATTTAAGCTTTTAAATTCGTCTTCCAAATTACTTTTATTTGGAATTGAAATATCAGACAATGAATCTAATGTTTGTTGTGTAGATGTAGATGGAATACTTGAAGATGTAGTAGATGTAGTAGATGTATTACTCGAAGATTTTTTTGATAATATTGATTGTGAACTAGATATTCGTTTATTAGATTCAATGCCTTGTTCAAGAGCAGTTTTTTCAACACTATTTTGCTCTGTAGGAATACTTGATTCATTATCTGAAGATTCTACTAATAATAATTTTTTTGTTTGATTTCCTGACATAATACTATATATTATGAATATAATCTATATTCTTGTAATACTTTATTAATATTTTGAATTAATTCTCTTTTTTCTAAATTGTATGGTCTTATTGATTCTAAACAATTATATAAAGTTTTCCATCCTAATTTGCTAACTTCAGTTTTTTGATAATTATTCAAATTAAAATCTGTATCATCTGTTTTTTCCATAAATGCCAAAAAATATTTATGTTTATATGGTTTATGGTTAGAACCAATAAATATTTCTTCAAATGGCAATACATTTTCAATAATTTTAATATCATTTTTAGATATTCCAGTTTCTTCTTCAAACTCTCTTAAAGCGCATTCTAAATCTTTTTCTTTTTGATTACGTCGTCCTTTTGGAAATTCCCATTCAGTTTCTATCCAATTAGTTTGGCTGAATTTAACGATATCTTTTAGTGTTACTAATTTATCATTTATAAGTAAACCTTCTTTTATACTTTCAAATTTTTTTTTTGATGAATATTCTTCATTTTTATATTGTATATCAGATTCACCCCACATTTCATTCCATAATAAATCAAAATGTGTAGTTAAAATTCTTTCTTTTTCTTCTATTGACATTTCATTTATAAGTATATTTAATTGAGCTAAATTATTAGCAGAATATTTTCCTCTAATAAAATCTATATATCCAAAACTATCTTTTCTTCTAATCATTAAATATTTAATCCCTTCTGTGCTAAATCTAAATACAATAATTCCATAACTTGTTATTGGTAATTTACATTGGTGAAACATATGACCTTGTTTACCACAATTATTACATATAGTTGTGTTTTTAATCATATAACTAAATATACAAGTAAATTAGGTTTAAATTATATTTACTATATATAAATACCTGGTTCACGATTATTTAATTTAGGTTTATTTCAAAAAATTTCAATTCCATATCAAGAGTAACAGGTCCAGCAATTAATATAGGTTGTACTCATGGAAGAGGATTAACAACTCATATGTATAATTATTATAATAAGCAAAGTTTGCAATCTATATGTATAAATAAATTTGTAAAAGTTAAATAATTAATATTTTTTTAGTTTAAAATATTAATGTCAACAACTATTAATCTAGATCCGAAAATTTGGGGACCACATTATTGGTTTTTTTTACATACTATAGCAATGACATACCCACATCATCCAAATGCTGTTACAAAAAAAAAATATTATGAATTTGTTCAAAATTTACCACTTTTTATACCAGTTGAGGAAATTTCAAAAGAATTTGAAAAATTAATTGATAAATATCCTATAACACCATATTTAGATAATAGAGATTCATTTACACGTTGGATGTATTTTATACATAATAAAATAAACGAAAAATTAGAGAAACCATCAATATCATTAAATGATTTTTTTGTTCAATATTATAATCAATATAAATCACAGAATGAAAAAATTTTAGAATATTATAAACTTAAAGAGAAAATAATTTATGGAGGAATTTTAATAACAATTTCAGGTGTTATATACTATTTGTATGATAAATAATTTCCAAAGATGAACAATTTTAATGTTTAATGTTTCTTGTATATTTTTTATTTTTTCTTTTTATTTTTATTTTTCTTTTTCTTGTGTATTTTTTATATGTATTTTTTTTGTTATATTTTGTTTTTTTCATGTTTATATTTTTTTTTGATTGTTTTTTTGATTGTTTTTTATTCCCACCTAACAAAAATGGTCTTATATTGACAAAATCGTTAGATGATAAATGATTATTAATATTATTTTGATATCTATGTAATCTACTACAAACAGTTTCATCACTTCTTAGAGCACCTTTTTCAGTGATGTTCATTTTATTAATTTCATTTTTACTGTATATATCATCACATAAAAATTTTGTTTGTGTTAAATCATCAACTAGTTCCATACACGATTTTTTATTACAACAAGATTTATTTGTTAGATAATTTAATCTATCATTAAATTGTTTTTTTTTCTGCTTTATTTCGTATTTTTCATATATATCATTAGAACAACTGCTATTCATTTAATATAATAAACTATTATAATTTTATAAATTACATATATATTTAGATGGGTAAATAATATAAAATATATATATATATTAATGGTAAAAACAAGAAAAAAATATAGAAATAGTAAAGGGGGTAATGTAGTCGCATCTGGTGGTTATGGATGTGTATTTATTCCGTCATTAAAATGCGAAGGTGCGTCTAAAAGGACATCAAATAAAATATCTAAATTAATGACAGAAGCACATGCTACTAGTGAATACGAAGAAATTAATAAAATTAAAGTTGAACTAGATAGTATACCAAATTATCAGGATTATTTTTTAATTAATGATGTTACATTATGTCGTCCCGCTAAATTAACTAATAGTGATTTAAAAGCATTTAGTAATAAATGTAGCGCCTTACCTAAAAACGATATAACTAAAAACAATATAAACGATAAATTAGATGAAATAATGTCTTTAAATCTTCCAAATGGAGGATTACCAGTTGATGATTATTTATATAGCAATGGTTCGTTACAAAAAATGTATAATGTTAATTTAGCATTAATAAAACTATTAAAAAAAGGTATTATTCCTATGAATAAACGTAATATATATCATTGCGATATTAAAGACTCAAATATTTTAATTGATGATTCGGGAAAAGCAAGATTGATCGATTGGGGTCTTTCGGTTGATTATACTCCTAATAAAACGGTTGTATTTCCAAAAAATTGGAGAAACAGACCACTTCAATTTAATGTACCATTTTCAGTTATAATATTTACAGATGATTTTTATAGAAAATACTCGGACTATCTAAATGATGGAGGTGAAGTAAACAAAACAGAACTAAACATATTTGTCATTGATTATTTAAAGTATTGGATGAAAGAAAGAGGTCCTGGTCACTATAAATTTATTAATGAGATTATGTTTATGTTATATAATAATAAATTATCAAGTGTTTCGCGAGATAGTAAACCAACATTAATAGAAAGTGAAATAACTATTCCATATATAGTCAATTATATTGTTGATGTTTTGCTTCATTATACAAAATTTAAAAGTGATGGTTCATTAAATTTGAGAGAATATGTAAATGAAGTCTACATTAAAATTGTTGATATATGGGGGTTTATTACTTCATATTATCCAATGCTTGAAATGTTATCAACTAATCGGGAAATATTGAATGAAAACGAAATTAAAATACTAGAAAAAATAGAAGATATATTCAATGATTATTTATATACACCAAGACATAAACCATATGATAATACAGAATTAATTAATGATTTAAATGAATTAGGTTATTATATACATAAATCTGTAAATAGAAAAAAGAAAACTTTGAACTCTCCTTTAGCGAGTGGTATAAAAAAAAATAAAACAAG